CAATTATGAAAACACAAGTCTTTCTCATATTCGAGTTATTTTTGTTAAATTTCGTCTCTGCCGGATTGAATTGTTCCGAGCGGATAGTTTATCCATTCCAAGCGTTTCTCCGACTTAAACGCGAAATTTCCGACTATTCGGGTTTTTCCTTGAGTTCTTCCACGTCAAAGTTGCGCTTCTCGATTGCGTCAAGCCCCAGCATATCTGCCACGGCTTGTGCGTCCTCGCTGCGATATACGATGATGATGCGCTGCTCTTCGTCCTCTGCTGGCTCGTAGGTCGTGGCTTCCTGCTGGATTTCCCAGGGGTTCAATCCCCATCGCTGCATATCGTCCACGTCAAAAGCTCCCTTTAGCTTCTCTTCATCCCAGCTGCCAAAATAGACGTTATCCTTGATGATGAACTCGTCCGTCTCTTCATCGGATAGGCTGTCAGCAATAACGACCTCGACCTTTGGTTCTGCCTTCCACTTCTCCCAGTGGCTGCAAAGCTGCTGCTTCTCCCCATCGGTCAGTTTCACGGCTACGGCTTCAATCGCTCCCTTGATTGCTTCGTCTTCCATCTGCTCGATGTTGAGCAGGGCACGGAAGCGCATATTACCTCCGAGAATAACTCGGTTCTCATTGCAGACGATTGGTCTCATCTGCAACATCTTCGGAAACGTCAGAATACTCTCAACGAGCTTCTGCATCTGCTGTGGCTCAATGCTACGTGGGTTGTCTTGGTTCTCCACCAGGTCGTGCAGGTTGATGTTCTCGATTCTATTCTTCTCCATTGTCTTCCTCCTTTCCTTCTTGTCTTGGTTTCAGTTCATCAAAGTTCCAGACGATGCGGTCGATATGGTCAACTCCAAGCAGCTTGGCAAGGAATGGCTCATCGGCTGGCTTGTAGTGAATGATTACGTTCTCACGAGGCAAAACGCCATCGCCCATTATCGTTGGCAAGTCGTCAGGAGTCAAGTCCTGCCCTTCGATTTCGGGCGGTAGTTCCCCTGCGAATGGGTCGCCCTCTTGGTCGTCCTTGTCTTTCTTCTTGCACTTGCTGGTGCTGCTTGCTTCCGCTGGTGCTGGGTTCCAGACTGGCATACCCCAGTCCTGAAGCTGTGCGCTGTCCCATCGGTTCGCAAGGTCGTTGAAGTCCCAGTTGCCGAAGGATAGGTTGTCTTTAATCATAAACTCCTGCTTCTGTGCTTCCGTCAAGTCTGATGCACTCACAACGGTAACTGTTGGCTGTTGCTGCCATCCCTGCCAGTACTCCATCAATGCGGCTTGCTCCTCATCGGACAGACGCTGTTCTGCATCAAGTTTCCGCTGGATGCTTGTCTCATCCATCGTGACAATGTGCTGCAAGGCTTTCAGTCTCATATTGCCACCCAGTGCGTGGAAGGTCTCATCCACGACTATCGGGCGCAGGGTAAGCATTCGTGGGAATACGATGATGCTCTGCACAAGCTTCTGAAAGTTCGCTTGACTTATCTCTCTAGGGTTCGCTTCGTTCTCGCTGACCCTCGATAGTGCGATTTCTTCTGTTTTCATTTTCTTCTTGTTTTAAGTTCGAATTAATGCTTATTTGGTAAACATTGGCGCAAAGATACGACTTTTTCGCTTTAGTTGTTCGTTCTTCGTGCACTTTTAACTTTTATCAACATTCCATCCGTCAAAGGCTCTGATGGTCTTTTGCAGGGTTGTCTGTGCCTTTGGCTTGACCTTGACCGGGTATCCGGCACACACCCAGGCGAGGAGTAGTGCGTCTCTCTGGTCTTGGTTCATTCTCGGGAGCTTTCCGTCTGAGCTGATGAAGTAGGCGATTTCGTCTTGTGTTATTTTTCCGTCCTTGCCTTTCCAGCACTTCTTCAGCGGCTTGATTATCTCGTAGGGGATATTGTAGTGCTCGCAGCATTCTACGATAAGGATTCCGGTCTGATGGTTCATCCCGGTTGAGCGTCCGATGGCTGCTGCCTTGACTGCCGTCATAAATCTGTTTAGTACGTGCCAGTTGCTCTTGTTGAGCCAGCCGCCTTCAATAACGACCTTTACCTTCTTGCAGCTCTCGTTCATTGCCTTGAGGTAATCTATCAAAGCTGGGAAGTTCATTTTATAGGCGAGAAACCTCTTGTCGTCAAAGACTGCTCCAACTCCGCTTTCCTGGTTGTCGGGGTCGATTCCTATTATAACTGTTCCTTTTTCCATTTCGTTTTCTTTATCTTTTGTTTTTGTTTTGTTATTGTTTTGTTTCTCCTTTCAATTCCGTGCGCACGTTAGTCTCTTATAGTCTAACTCTCACCCCCCTATAGTCCCCCCTCTCTCAATGACAACTGTTCGGGATGGTGAAAAACGGAAAAATCGAGGGAGTGCCTGGAGATTCGCAAAATAAAGAATATCTCGTACCGAATGAGTTTATTCCACAAACACCCCCTCTTTTGGTTGCAGGAGGTTCCCGATGTTCCTTGTTTCGGGATTCCTGCAATTAGCTGTCTTCTGTTATTTCATTTCTTCGTGTTCCACCTCGCTTTCTTTTTTATCGGAATGAATGCCGGACGACTCTCGTCTTTCCGAGTTGCCAGATTAATAATTTAAGTGAATACATTGAGCGCAAACAATACAGTCTCAAATGTGTCAAACTTTATGTTTTTGCCGTTTGCGGTCGTTCATTCGCTGGTTAAGTACTTATCTTGCTGCTTGGAGCAAGGATTGTTCCTTCTTTCTCCTTACACGCTCTGCAAGCCACTTGAAGTGCTCTGCCGCCTGCGGATCACGGAAAATGGAAGCCTGCGCTTCCGGGTTCATCTTCCGCAGCTTCTTTCTTTCGGCTTCAATCTTCCGCAGCTCCTTCTGCTTGTCGTTGTAGCCCTTGACCTTTTCGGGGTTCGCCCTTCTCCATTCGCTCGCACGCTCGATCATCCTCTTCCGATTCTTGCGGTAATACTCATAGTTGTACTGGGAGACCCTGCGCTTTTCATACTGCCTTTTCCCGTACTCTCTGATTCTGTCGGGGTTCGCCCTTCTCCATTCCAGGTTCCTCCTCAT